GATCACCCCTAAGAACGCAATAATTAAGAAGGTTAACTTTGACGATAACAAGTTTTTTCCGAAAGAACTAAACGATGAAAGACTTTTTGACAAAGAGCATAAGCCGGGTCGTTACGCTCATATTTGGCTGGGGATGCACGAACCAAAAGCGATTGGAGCAATTTGGGATCGTCAGACGTTTCATGAAAACAGGCGTGAAGAGTTACCAACGATGGGCAGGATTGTTGTCAGCGTTGATCCAGCAATTTCCTCTGAAGAAAAGTCTAACGAACATGGAATTATTGTTTGTGGTCTGGGCGATGGCGATCAGCGTGGGTATGTGCTTGATGATGTATCTCGACAGGGAACACCTTCTCAATGGGCTAACCGTGCTGTAAGCGTTTTTGATAAATGGGAAGCTGATGCAATTGTTATTGAGATTAACCAAGGTGGGGACATGGTGCGTCATACGCTGGAAAGTATTAGGCCGGGGATTCCCATTATCGAAGTTAGGGCAACGAGAGGTAAACATATTAGGGCCGAACCCATCAGTTCTTTATACAGCCTGGGACGGATCAGTCACGTTGGTACTTTCTCTGAATTAGAAGATCAGATGTGTCAGATGACATCAGGAGGTTTTGCTGGTGAGGGTTCACCTGATCGGGTCGATGCACTGGTCTGGGGATTTACTCACTTGTTTCCTAAGCTGGTGCAAAGGCCAAGCGTCACTAAGAAAAGATTAACGCCTAGAGCGACTACTGGGTGGATGGGATGAACAATCAAGCAGAAATCCACCAAGCAGAAATACTTGGCAAGTTAGAAGAAGCAGTATCGGACACTGGCAGAAGTATGTTGGGGCTTAAAAATGAATACTACCGCTTGAAAGATATACAGACAGATTTGAAATACGAGTTGAGAAGGGCAAAGCAAACAGACAACGACAAAGGATTTGTGTAATGGCTAGAAGAGACAAGGGCTTTGATGAACTAAGTGCGTTGGGATACCTCGGCCTCTTAGATGACGGCAGTGAAGAAGGTTCAAAAGAAGGTGGCTCCTTAGATTCAATTGGTGGCGTTGCTGAGTTACTAATGCAACTTTCTCCTGTGCTGGGGATGGTTACGGGCAAAGGTGATGGTGGTGGCGTTATGGATGCCATTGGCGGGATTGGCCTTGGTGGAAAGGCGTTGCAGAAAGCTAGTAGTGGTGGGAAAAGTGGTGGCCTTGGTTCTTTATCTAAAATGTTTAGCTAATGACTTTCGCAGAAATGTTAAGAGGCAGTCCATTAAACCAGCAACGCATGGCAGATGATAACGCCATGAACTTGGCGGGTATGCTGGCAAGAGGTAGAGCCGGGACTGTTAGGCAGGAGCCTTCACTACTGCAAGAAATTGGTGGTGCTATTACTGACTACGCTGTGCCTGATCGTTACAGTGACGCTATTAATCCCTCGGTTATGAATCCCCAGCTAGGCTCGCTTACCGGGGTCAAAGAAGATGGCACTCCTTATAGTATGGCTGACGCACCTAACCCTGTACCAATGTTAATGGACACAATGCCGATGGCTGGCATTACAGCATGGCATGGCTCACCGCATAAGTTCAGCAAGTTTGACATGAGCAAGATTGGAACTGGTGAGGGAGCGCAAGCGTATGGGCATGGATTGTATGCGGCTGAGAATCCAAAGGTTGCTAAAGAGTACCTGAACCCTGATGCAAACTATAAACGGGCGTATGGGCATCTGAATAATCGGCAAGAGTTTATCAAGGACATGATGGATCAAGGCCGGGAAAAAGATGATGTCTGGAAAATGACACAAGAGAAGTATGGGGAATGGGTTGACCCAAAGGATTTAAGTTTAGACTTCAAATCAATATGGAGCGATGGCCCCGGCAACCTATACAAAGTAGACATCCCTGACGATCAGATAGCCAAGATGCTTGATTGGGATAAGAATTGGGGGGAACAATCTAACGAGGTAAGGGAGTTGTTGGGAAGCAGAGCCAAGGAGTTTGTTGCTAATGGTATGAGGCCAGAACGAGCAAATGATTATGGTTCATATTTGGATGAGTTGGGATTGCGAGGGGAGCAGTTATATGAACGCCTTGGTGGATCAGCAGGGGATTACTCTAAATCAAGTCAACGATTGAAAGAGCTTGGCATCCCCGGCATCAAGTATCTGGATCAGGGTTCTAGGCAAGGTGGCAAAAGCACATCAAACTTTGTTTTGTTCGCAGATGAAATTGCAAAGATATTAGAGCGCAACGGTCTACCAATTAGCGATCTTGCTGAAGGGTTACAGAGAAAATAGTTTTTAAATGTAGTTGAAAAGGATTTCCAAATGGCAGAAGTCAAAGACGAAGCAAAGAAAGAAGACAAAAGCTCCAGACCTAAAAAGGGTGATTCTAACAAAGAAGCCGACATCATCAAGGGCGCAACGGAACGCTTTGAAGAGTCTCAAGAAGGTTCAGACTTTAACCGCAACCGCTATGAGGATGATATAAGTTTTGGGCGTTTAGGTGAGCAATGGCCTAAAGATGTGAAACGTCAACGTGAGCTTGAGTCTCGGCCTTGTCTTACCATAAACAAAATCCCTCCTTTTATTCGTCAGGTAGTAAACGATGCTCGACAGAATAAGCCGGGGATAATTGTTTCCCCTGTAGATAATGGCGCAGATGTGGCAACCGCAGAAGTTATTAATGGTTTGGTTCGTGCTGTTCAACGGAACTCAAATGCTGACATCGCCTTTGATACTGCGCTGGATCATGCAGTGTCGGGTGGCTTTGGTTTCTTCCGCATTGGCATCCACTACGCCAGCCCTGAGTCTTTTGACTTAGAGGCAAGAATCCACAGAGTGCCTAATCCCCTGCTTGTCCATTGGGATGTTAATTCAACAGAGTTTGATGCTAGTGATTGGAACTATGGTTTTGTAAGTGATTTCTTTACTAAGGATGAGTTTGAGAACCAATGGCCTGACCATGAGGCGATAAGTTTCCAAGGCGATGAAGGTGGTGCGGTCAATCATTTCTCTATTCACGAAGATCATGTTCAAGTTTCTGAGTATTTCCTGAGAGAGCCAGTTACCCGAAAATTGCTTGAATTAGATAACGGCATGGTTATTCGGGAATCATCTTTGACCGATGAAGGCAGGATGCTGATGCTGGTCGAGGGTGTAAATATTAAGCGTGAAAGACTTGTCCAGACTCACAAAGTAATGCGGAGAGTTATAAGTGGCAAGGAAGTTCTGGAAGAAGATGAGTGGCCCGGTGAATCAATTCCTATCTGCCCTGTTTGGGGTGAGGAGATAATTTACGAGGGACGCAGACATTTCAAATCCATGATCCATGACGCTAAAGACTCCCAGATGATGCTTAACTTTTGGCGATCAGCTTCTACCGAATTGGTAGCACTTGCGCCTAAAACTCCTTTCATTGGGCCTAAAGGATTTGTTCACCCAGACGACACAGAGAAATGGGAGTCAGCTAATACAAGAAGTCACGCATATCTCGAATACGATCCATCAGCGGGTGGCCCTCCATCCAGACAGCCCTTTGGTGGCGTACCTAGTGGAGCGATTAACGAGGCGATGATGTGTGCAGACGACATGAAAGCCATCACTGGACTGTATGACTCCGCAATGGGAGCAAGATCAAATGAAACTAGCGGAAAGGCTATTATTGCTCGGAAAAAAGAGTCTGATGTCTCTAACTTTCATTTTGTGGATAACTTGTCTAGGGCGATTCAATACGCTGGCAAATGTCTGGTCGAAATTATACCTAGCGTTTATACAGCGAGGAATACGCTCAGAATTATAGGCTCAGATCAAAAAGAAAAAGTGGTTCAGTTGGTGAACTCAAATATAGAGAACCAACAGCAACCTGCCCAAGTAAATGAAGAAAGCGAAATACAGGAAAAACTATATGACCTGAACACTGGTCGATACGATGTGACAGTTAAAGCAGGGCCGACATACGAATCTCAACGTGAAGAAACGAGAGAAACCTTGATTGAGATTATGAGACAAGTACCCGGCTCTGCTGAATTTATTGGAGACATTTTACTAGAACACATGGACTTTGAGGGTGCTGATAAAGTCGCTGAAAGAATGAGAATGGCTACCCAGCCACAGCAACCACCACAACAACCTCAAGCTCCGCAAGTTGACCCGAACACTGGGCAACCTATTCAACAACAGGGACAGCCTATGCCACCGCAGGGAATCCCTCAACAGTAAGGAATTAAATTATGAACGACTCAACATCCCCAGAAGGAATTGAGACAGATACAGAAGTAAACACTGACGATTCTCTCACAGAAACCATTGACGATGACGTTGAGGATTCGCAAGAAGACCTTGATGAAGACGAGGGTGGCTATTCTGATGATGATGAAGATGCAGATGTACCGGAATACAGAGAATATGATTTCGGTGGCAAAAAGTTTCAGGTAAACAAAGAGGCTTTGTCAGATGAGCAATCGGAACAATTCGAGTCCTTTGGGAAAGGGTTGCAATCCGATTACACAAAAAAAACGCAGGAGTTAGCAGGTCAGAGAAAGCAAATTGAAGCCAGAGAACAATCGGCTGAAAAACTTTTATCTCTGCAAGGTGACACCCTTGACATGTATTCACAAGGTCTAGCCATTCGCCAAGAACTCGCCCAATTAAACGGAATTGACCTGAACCAGCTTTGGCAATCGAATCCCGATCAAGCCAGACAAGTTTCAGATGCGATCTCGCAAAAGACAAAGGAGTTTAACGCAACAGTTCAACAGGTAAGTGCTAAGGAGGGCGAGATGGCCCACACTAAGCAAGCGGATCGTCAGGCTAGAGAAATCGAGGGTGAGAAAGCTCTTAACGCCAGAATCCCACAATTTACCGAAAAAGTTGGTGAGGTCATTGACTACTTCTGCAAAACCTTTGGTGCTGACAAGAAGGCAACAGAGGCAGGGTGGCGATCCGATCCAGTAGTAACCGAACTTGCGTATAAGGCGATGATGTTCGACAAGATGAAAGCAAATGTCAAAAAGGGTAGCAAGGTAGGCCCAGCTACAGCAACAGAATCCAAGCCTGTTAAGGGGAAAGGTGGCAGACACAAAAGCAATACCCCAACAGATCAAGATTCTGCTAAGGCTTGGCTTGCAAAACGTAACGCTCAACTAAGAAAAAGAACGGGGTAAACCTGTTTAATAATATTTATTAAAGGACTAATACACAATGGCAAATGCACTAATAACACCTACCGCAGTAACCCGTGAAGCATTGCGGATTCTCCACCAGAAATTAAATTTTATTGGCTCAATAAATCGACAATACGATGATCGTTTTGCAAAGAGTGGCGCAAAGATTGGCGATAGCTTGAGCATTCGGCTCCCAAATGAATATGTGGTCAGAACCGGGGCTGCTCTTTCTACTCAGGACACAACGGAAGCCACCGAAACCCTGCAAGTTGCAACGCAGAAAGGTGTTGATCTGAGCTTTTTGTCTTCAGACCTAACAACCGATTTGGATGACTTTTCTGATCGTATTCTTAAACCTGCGATGTCAGTTTTGGGTGCAGCTATCGAAAGTGATGCCTTGTCTATGTATAGGGACGTTTCCAAAGAAGTGTCTGACGTTGGTGCAGCTTGCTCCATCACAGATGTTCTCAACTCCAGCAAAGAACTAACAGACTCTTTGGCTAGTGATGAACGTTGTTTAATTCTAAACACTCAGGCAAATGTTGATTTGGTTGATGCGCTCAAAGGATTGTTTAACGATCCTGCAAAAGTTTCTGAGAACTTCCGCAAAGGCATGGTTGCTAATAACTTCCTTGGTTATTCAGACGTTTATCAAAACACGTTGATGCCAATTCACACAACTGGAACCGATGACGGCACTGGTGACTACCTTATCAATGGTGCAGATCAGGCTGGCACTTCTATGACTGTTGACACAGGCGCAGGAACATTGGTTAAAGGGGATGTTCTAGTCATTGCTGGAGTGTTCAGTGTTCACCCTGAGACAAAGGCCAGCACTGGTATTCTCAAGCAGTTTGCTGTTGCAGCTACAACTGGAACCTCTACAACCACTATCACTATCAATCCATCGTTGGTCGCAACAGGATCAAGGCAGAATGTCACGGCTGTACCTGCTAACAATGCAGCAGTTTCGTGCCTTGAGTCTGACCGATCAACGGCAGTCGGTAATGCTGCTGATTACGGTATTTCTTTGGGCTTCTCTAAAAATGCTTTTGCGTTTGCGACGGCAGATTTGACCATGCCAAAAGGGGTAGATTTCTCAGCCCGTGAAGTAATGGACGGTATCTCAATGAGAGTTGTTCGTCAGTACACAATTGCCGATGACAAGTTCCCTTGTCGTTTGGATGTTCTTTACGGATATAAAACTATCCGAGAATCTGAGGCAGTTCGTATCGGAAGCAACTAAGAATGTTGGGGAGTGCTTGCAAGGCTCCCCTCCATCTTTAACTGGAGATAATGGATAGAGCATGGCTAACTTTCTAAAGATAATTCAAGATGCTGCTGATGAGATCGGCATAGCTCAACCCGCCTCTGGCGTTGGTAATAGCAATGTGGAATCGTTGAAGCTGGTTCGTTACGCTGACAAGGTTGGCAATTCATTAATGAAATCTTTCCATTGGCAGATTCTTACCAAAGAAAAAACTTTCACATCAGTTGCTTCAGAAACACAAACCTCAACGATTCTTGAGGCTGACTTTGATAGATTTATTCCAGAGACATTTTATGACAGGTCAGGTTCGTTTTTAATGACCGGACCTCTTACAGCTAAAGAATGGCAAAACCTCAAGGCCACTAATTTCAACAATGCTGGAAGCAGAAAGTTTAGGTTGAGAGGCGATTCTATTTTAATAATCCCTGTCCCTACGGCTGGGCTTTCTTACGCTTATGAATATATTTCTACCAAGTGGGTGGATGTTGCAGCTTCAGGTTCACCGAAAATTGCTTTTAGTTTAGACACAGATGTTCCTTTGCTAAATGCAGAACTTTTGACTCTTGGCATAATTTACGAATATTTAGACGGTGATGGACTGCCTTCTGTTTCCGCAGCAAAAACATATTTAGATATGTTTAAGCTACTAGCCAAAAACGATCAGCCCTCTTCTGGAACATTGCTTGCTGGTGATATTTTCGCTGGAAAACCAACCGGAGGCACGACAGTACTATGACTCTCGGCATCGCAAGAACAAGACCTGCATCAGTATCTAAAACTTTACCTGCACCTACTGGCGGGTGGGATACAAGACACGCACTGGCTTCCATGCCTTCAGACAATGCGGTTATCTTAGACAACTTTTTTCCTGAAACTGAACACGTTACTTTGCGTGGTGGCTCTATTTCTTTCGCAACGGGCATGAGTGGCAATGTAGAAACGCTGATGGAGTACGCACCACTGTCAGGCGTTAATGAATTATATGCTTGCAACAACGGAAACATTTACGAGGTTTCGGATGCAGGTTCAGTGAGTTCAGCAGTTGTAACAGGTCGATCAAACGACAAGTTTCAGCATACCCAGATAGGTACTGCTGGTGGTCAGTTTCTTTTTGCCTGTAACGGTGAAGATACTCCACAAACTTTTAACGGTTCTGCTTGGGCCAACTCAACGGTGTCAGGCCCAACTATCGCCAATTTAATTTGGTGTACTACTCACCAAGCTAGAATATTTGTTGGTGAGAAAAACAGTCTTTCTTTTTGGTATCTAAGCACCCGAACTATTAACGGTGCTGCTTTGGAGTTCCCCCTTGATGGCATTTTTAAAAAGGGTGGTTTTATTATGGCGATGGGTAGCTGGACTAGAGATGGTGGTTCTGGCCCTGATGATGTGGCTGTGTTCTATTCCAGTGAAGGCGAGATTGCTGTTTATTCGGGTACTGATCCGTCCAGCGCAAGCACATGGGCTTTGGTCGGTGTGTTCCAACATGGAAGGCCCGTTGGTAGGCGTTGCATTACAAAAGTCGGTAGTTCACTCGCTTTAATTTCAGAGAACGGATTTCAAGATGTCGCAAGTATTCTTTCAGTGGACCGGGCATCGTCAGAAAATGTTGCCATATCAAAGCAAATAAATGATGCGGTTAATACTGCGGTAAAAAGTTACGGGAATCTGTTTGGCTGGCAACCAATACTGTTTCCTAAATCCCAGATGTTGATCTTCAACATTCCGATCAGTACCACAGAGATGCACCAATATGTTTTCAATTCATTAACTGGTGCGCCTTGCAGGTTTAAGGGGCTTAACGCTCTTTGCTGGGGAATGAGAGGGGATAAAATGTTTTTCGGAAAGACTGACGGCACTGTGCATGAATTTGATGGGGCCGATGCACTGGGTGAGCCTTACACCTCTGACGCTGGTGTGGCTATCACTGGTGATGC